ACTCATTATAATTTTATATATAAAAATATTATAATGTTTAAATCAACACTCAAATATTTAAAATTTAATATTTAATATTAATGTCTTAAATCTTTCTTTAATTGTTTCTTTAAATTGTGTTCTTTAAATTGTTTCTTTTAATTGTTTCTTTAATTGTTTCTTTAATTGTTTCTTTAAATTGTTTCTTTAAATTGTTTCTTTAAATTGTTTCTTTAAATTGTGTTCTTTAATTGTTTCTTAAATTCTCTCTTTAAATTGTTTCTTTTAAATCTTTATTTCATGCTTTTGCGTTGTTTTTTGATAAATTATATAACAATTCAATTGTTGATGGAGTTTTTATTTTATCGTAATAATATATTTGTTTTATACTTCCGTGAATGCCATCATTTTCGCCAATAGTTATGTTATCGCCTTTAAAATATGGCGACACGTTTTCTTTTGATCCTACTAACTTACCATCTACAAAAACATCTATTATATTATTATCATAATTTATTACGAAAAATAGCCATTTTTGAAACTTGGGATTTGCCAACTCATATATTGTATCCAATTGATCCCCTCTATTACTGATTGTTCTAGATTTTATTATTATTTTCTGTGATTTGCCGTTATAATAAATTACGGGTTTATATGCATAATTAAATAATATAGTATCTTTTGTATATGCAATTGAGGTGTTTTCCGGTTGTGTATTAAGATATATATAAAAGCTCAAACTATAGGTATAACTATATGGAAATTTTTCTTTACTTATTACCGAACTATGATATTCGGTTTTAATATTATAACTGCTATTTTCATCTTTAAATAGTGTATAAGTGTAAGCTTTTACATTTGGATCATTTGCGCCGCTATTAACAACACTATTGCCTTTATTATATACAGCACTTAGCGTTTTATTTAAACTCTCATTTTCTTTAATCATGGTGTTAGCTTTTGGCGAGAGAGAAGCTAATTGAGCTTTATCTATACTAAAAGCGGATAACATTTTATCTATTTTGTCTTCGCTTGGATTGGCTTCTGCTTCTGGGACTGTAGTAGGCAATTCAACATTTTTACTTAAATTGGTATTTAAGTTTTGATATTTTCCTAAAGTGCGCTCTTTATTTAAATAAAAAGGTCCTGTGCCTTGTAATATATCGCTCTTATCAAATGTTCTTATAGCACTAAATAGTAGTGGCAACAAAAATAGTAATATTATTAACAATAATAATATGAAAAATAATATATAAACAGGAGAGGGTGTTAATCCAATGTCTTTATTTAATTCGCTTACAAAAATGGCTATTAAACAAGGAATGAAAAATATGAGATTTTTAAATATGCATGCAAAATATTTTACATAAGCCATTATTATATTTGTGTAGCTGGGTTTACCATCGCCGTCTGGTGGTGTTTTTATTTCACAATAAATACTAGAAGACGGAGTTTTTATAGAAAAAATGAGTGCTACTATTGATAACATTATCAAAATTATTATTATTATTAATGTAACTCTTGTAATGTTATAATTAGCGTCATCTACTTTGTGCGAATATAAAGCATAGCTTATTACAAATAATGGTATTACAATAATTAACAACAAATAGAAAATATATTTCATCATGTTAAATAATGGAGTAGTAACTGATTTTTTTAACACGTCTTTATCTAATGCTTCTTTATTTGTAATGCTATCGCGTTTTATTAGAGCTCTTTGGCTATATATATTAGCATATTGAGTGTCGCTATTATATTTACTATTACTACTACTACTACTAGTTGGATTATCCCACGAAGTATTATTTCTATAAATAAAAAAGAGGAAAAAATATATACTAAGTGCTACTAACATTATTTCTAGTAACGCTTCATATTTGGTGTTTTTAATATAAAATAGATTTTGTCTGGTGTTCAAATAATGAAACAAAAATAATATTAATATAAGTAATATGCTAATAAAATATCTATAATATTTATGTTTTATACTAGAAGTTTCAATATTAACACCACTAAATGTCGTCTCTTTTACCATAAATCCATTAACAATTTTGTCCAATATTCTTGTAAAAATTAAGCTAATATATTTAATAAATTCGGGTATTTTTGTAACACTATTATTTACAAATTCTTGAATTTGTGTAACATAACTATCTGGCATATTATAATAATATAATATAATATATTATAATAATTATGATCTACTAACTAACACAAACTAACACAAACTAACACAAACTTTATTATAGATTTTCACAAGCAGTTTTTCTACCATGACAATCTCTACATAATGCTTCCAAATTATCTATATTATTTGAGCCACCATATTCCAATTTTATAACATGATCTACCTCAAACCATGCAGGTAATTGTTTTTTACATTGTTTGCAATGCCAATTTTGAGATGCTGCAACAAATTTCTTTTTAGTTTCACTTACGCTTCGCTTTGTAGAATTATTTCCGGAATATAAAATCTTTTGCTGTTGTTTTGATAAATTATGATTTATATTTGAAGGATTTGAGAAAGTTACCGATTTTTGAATGCCTGGATTATTGTATATATTATAGTTATTGTTTAATTCTTTTGTTATAGAGTTTGACGTAAAGTCGATAATTGGAGTAATAATACTTGCTGTGTTTCTATCAATAGGTAAATATTTTATATATCCGTTTGAGTTAGTTACTAAATCTCTATAATTATTTGGATCTTTTTTTATATATAAATAAACACATAGCCCAATAAAAGCGAAAAAAGCCATTTTATAATATTTTTCATATTGCTTTAGTTTATTTATTAATTTACCTTCAAAATATGTATTAAGTAATACTAGAACCGTTATAAATAAAATAAGTAATTCAAGTTTCATATTATTATTTCATATATAAATATAATAAAATTAATATTAATATAGTTATCAAAACTATTCTTAAAATAGGATACTTATTTTTCTTTTTCTTTTTTTTAAGTTTGAATTTTGCTGCCATTATTTTATATATAAATATATAATTAATATTATTATTATTATTAATAAACTTACAAAAACATATTTGTGCTTATTTTTCCGTTCGTCGTCCTTTTTAAGTTCTTTTAATTTATAGTTTGTATAATAGTTATTTAAAGCATCATAATACGACATTTCTGGTTTACCTAAATAAATGTTTATTTTATTATGTATAAAATGTGTCCATTTTGTAAGTGATTCTCTCGAATCTAAATAAGGGGTCACTGGATATGCGTCTAAAAACTTACTAAATACATTTCCAATATCAGGAACAGGTATAAATAGTGGCAAATTTGTTATAAAGTCGTAATATTTTTTTTTAGTGCTTTCATTTACATTTAACGGATATGACAAAGCAATTGTATATAAGACAAACCAATAATGAGGACCCCAAATAATAGGATTAAATATTCCATTATTGTTATTATTGTTATTATTGTTATTCATAATAATAACTATTAATTTTTAATAATACTATAGATTTTATATTGACTATTATAATGTATAATAGTTAATATGTGTTATAATATGCATTATAATAGTTAGTGTTACAGAAATAAAAAAATATATATAAAAACATAATTAGTATATTAATTAACAATCTATAAATCTATAAATATATAATGAATACGAAAAAATTTATTTTTTGTAATAACTGTGGTAAGCTAGGTCATTTATTTCATCAATGTAAAGTACCAATAACAAGTATAGGTATTATTCCTATAAGGATTACTAAAAAAGTAAATCCATTAACAAATATATTGGAAAATAGTGTAGATATTTTCATAATCAAACGTAAAGACACGTTATCATTTGTAGATTTCATGCGTGGAAAATATTCTATAGAAGATAAAAATTATATTACAAATTTATTAAATAACATGACAGTACATGAGAGACAATTTATATTAAACAACGATTTTGATAGCATATGGCAATATTTATGGAATTACAACACAAATAATTCTTATAAAAATGAGGAAAAAACATCCAAAACAAAGTTTATAAATTTGAAAACCGGATATTCAAATATTTTTGAAAGCTATGATTTAGAATGTTTGATAAATTTATGCGATAAAAAATATAGTGAACCCGAATGGGGTTTTCCAAAAGGGCGCCGTAACTATCAAGAAAAAGATATAATTTGCGCACTTAGAGAATTTGAAGAAGAAACCGGATATGAAAAAAAAGACATTGCTATTATTAATAACATTGTTCCATACGAAGAAATATTTAGTGGTTCTAATTATAAATCATATAAGCATAAATACTTTATTGGTATAATTAATAATAATTATATTCCTAAAAATAATTATCAAATTTATGAAATTACCGAAATTAAATGGGTATCTATAGATGATGTTTCTAATTATTTGAGAGAATATAATTATGAAAAAAAAAATATAATAAATTATTTAAATAGTTTATTAAAAACTTATAAACTATATATTTAATATATAGTAATAATGGATCAATTTTTCATGAATATGTTTAGTTCACAAAAACCAACTAAAAGTAATACTACTAAGGAACAAGAACCAGGACAAGGACAAGAACCAGGACAAGAACAAGAGGAACAAGAAGAGGAACAAGAAGAGGAACAAGAAATAGAATTTGATGAAGAACCAGAAGAAAACAAACAAGATCAAGAACCAGAAGAAGATTACGAAGAAGACCCAGAAGAAGAAGTACCAGAATATGAACTACCAGAACCAGAAGGAGAGGGAGAAGAAGAATTACAAGAAGTTGATGAAGAAGAAGCCGAAGCACAAGCCGAAGCTGAAGCAGAAGCTGATGTTAGCGAAGAAAAAGGAGAAGAAGAAGCAGATGCAGAAGAAGAAGATGTTAGCGAAGAAAAAGGAGACGAAGAAGATGTAAGCGAAGCAAAAGGCGAAGAAGACGAAGAAGATGTAAGCGAAGCAGAAGAAGAAGATGTAAAGGAAGAAGAAGAAGATGTAAATGAAGAAGAAGAAGAAGAAGAAGAAGATGTAAATGAAGAAGAAGAAAAAGAAGAAGAAGAAGATGTAAACGCAGTAAATGAAGAAGACGAAGAAGAAGAAGAAGAAGAGGACGAAGAAGGCGGAGAAGAAGATGCAGTAATCAAAGAACAAGAAGAAGAAGAAGCATTTAGCGAAGGTTTTGATAACATAGGAGAAGGAAAAACTCAAACAATTGCAGTACCACCTATTGCACGTCCAGAAGAAGAAACCGAAGGCGAAGACGAAGACGAAGATGAAGACGAAGAAGAGGAAGAAGAAGAAGACGAAGATGAAACAGAAGCAGAAGAAACAGAGGAAGAAGAAGAGGAAGCACCGCCGCCTATTAATAAAGAAAAGAACAATTTATATTTAGCCTCATTATTTAGAGAGAATATAAATAAAATAGACATTGACAAAACAGAATTAGAAGGATTAGCAAGCGACGTTAATACAAAAACCGATTTAAAATATTATTTAAATGCTTTAGAATTATTAAATTCCAAGGAGTTAAAAAATCCGCTAAATAGTAATTACAAATATTTATATCCGCATCATGACGACGAATTTTTCAATATTAAAATAGCGCACAACAAAGAGCTCATGGAAAATAAGATAAAAGTAAATATTGAAGCAGACTTTGAAAAGCAAGCAAATGAAATATGTAATAAGGACTTTGAATTAGCGCCATATCAAAAATTTATAAAAAACTTTTTATCAATACATACGCCATATAATGGACTATTATTATATCATGGACTAGGAACAGGAAAAACATGCTCGGCAATAGGTGTAGCAGAAGAAACCAGAAAATATTTACAATATATGGGGTATAATGACAGAATTATTATTGTAGCCTCTCCAAATGTTCAAGAAAACTTTTATTTACAATTATTTGACGAAAATAAATTAGAATTAGTCAATGGTTATTGGACTATTAATAATTGCGCTGGTCAAAATATATTAAATGAAATTAATATATTGCAAAAAAATTTATCACGCGAAAAAGTGATAAAAATAGTGAAAAATATTATATCAAATTATTACTTATTTATGGGTTACACACAGTTTGGTAATCTAATAATGAAAAAATCCAATATAACAAGTCAATTAGTAGACGACGATCCAAATAATAGCAAAAGAAAAATGCTGATTAAAAAGAAATTGCAAAAATATTTCAATAATAGATTAATAATTATTGACGAAATACATAATATACGCCAATCTAAAGATAACAGCAACAAATTAGTGTCCAACGAATTAATGAATTTGGTTAAAAATGTTAGCAACTTAAAGCTATTATTTATGTCTGCAACACCGATGTTTAATGACTTTAAAGAAATAATATTTTTAATAAATATTTTAAATATAAATGATAATAGATCAAAAATAGAGCTTAAAGACGTGTTTAACAGTGATGGCAGTTTTGTAGTAAACAGTAAAGGTGAAGAAGTGGGGCTTGAATTATTTAGGAGAAAGATAAACGGCTATGTTAGCTATGTAAAAGGCGATAATCCGTTAAGTTTTCCATTTAGAATATTGCCTAATGATTTTACGGAAACTAAAAGTATATTTAATAATACATATCCGGAATTAAAGCTTAACGGAAACAGTTTAACTGAAAAAATAGAATTATTTGATATATATGTAAATAGTATATCACCTTATCAAGAATATGTTTATAATATAGTCCTTAAAAATAACATATCAAAATTTGATGAAGACAAAATTAATGCAATGGAAACCTTTGGATATACGTTACTACAAAAACCATTAGAAGCGTTAAACATGGTATTTCCTAATGCTAAATTGGAGAGCTATTTTGATGACAAAATGAAACTTTATAATAATAATATTCAGGATGTTATTAAGAATATTAATCTAGAAGAAATAAACAATCTTGTAAATATTAGAGACTGTGTCGGAAAAATGGGGATAAATAATATAATGAGTTATCAAGAAAGTCAGGCACCAAAATCAAGATACGGCTATAAATATAAAAATGACTTTACTACTAATACTAATACTAGTGTAACTACTAAAACAAATATTTTCGATTACAATGTTATAGAAAAATATAGTGCTAAAATTAAATCAATATTGGATGCACTATACAATTCGCAAGGTCCGCTAATTATATATTCACAATTTATTGACTCGGGTTTAATACCGCTAGCATTGGCACTGGAGTCGGCCGGATTTACTCGCTATGGATCAAATAGATCTTTATTTGCTAATCCGCCTAGCGAAGAATTAGATGTAAATAGTTATAAGAAGAAGTCGGAAATGGCACCAGGACAGCGTTTTAGAGGCGCAAAATACGTTATAATTAGTGGAAACAGCAATATATCTCCCGATATAGTGGGCGATTTAAAGGCTTGTACCGACACAAATAATATTAATGGTGAAATAGTGAAAGTAATACTTTTATCCGCCGCAGGAAGTGAAGGGTTGGATTTTAAATATATTAGACAAATACATATTTTAGAGCCGTGGTATAATATAAACAGGATTGAGCAAATTATTGGTAGAGCTATTAGAACATGTAGCCATAAAGATCTCCCACTTATTCAGCGCAATGTCCAAATTTATATGCATGCTACAATGTTAAGTAATAATAGTGAAGCCGTTGATTTATTTATTTACAGGAAAGCAGAAGAAAAAGCCAAAGTAATTGGAACTGTTACGCGTGTATTAAAAGAGCATAGTGTAGATTGTTTACTTAATTACGAGCAGCAAAAATTTGACGAGAAATTTATTAATAAAGAATTAGCTATTACGCTTTCAAATAACTCTACAATAAATTATAGTATAGGTGACAAGGCATATAGTGCATTATGCGATTATATGGCCGAATGCAGATATTCATGTAAGCCATCTATAGAAGACTATAAAAAGGTTTACAACGAAGACCCGCTAATAAATAGTTCAAGTTATAATGATAATTATTTGAAAACAAATAATGAAGTTATTATAAAGCTATTGAGAGATTTATACAAAGAGCACTACTTTTATGAAAAAGTTGATCTTATTAAACAAATTACATCATTTAAAGAATATCCATTAGAGCATATAAACAATGCTCTAGATGAGTTAGTTAATAATGAATATACATATATTAGCGATAAATACAATAACATGGGTAAATTAATAAATATTGGATCTATGTATATTTTTCAACCAACCAATTTGAATAATGATGCTACTATTTTTGAGCGCACCAGCGCACTAATTAACAAGCCGAGCGAGCTTAAATTTAGCATTCCGGAAACATTTGAATTACAAGAAGAAGACAAAAAAATAAATCAAGCAAAATCCAATGGTCCTGATCCTAATCCTATTTCAAATAGTACAAAAGAAAAAACGGCGCCATTGATTAAGCTTTATAGTAATAACGATTTAACCAATTTATCCAGTGCCAATAAAGAGGCAGTTAAATCGTATATTGCAGACTTAGAAACTAATTATAAATATATAATTAGTAACATTCAACCAATAAAAGGGGCTAAATCTATTAAAGATAATAAGTATGTTTATTACGGTAAAATAATGGATATATTACGAGAGAAAAAAGCAATAACTCATGACGAAATTGATAAAATAGCGATTAATATATTGCTAGACGATTTAGATTACAATAAGACCGTGTTGCTTGTTATTTATTTGTTAAATGGAAGCTATAATGAAGAAAGTGCGTTTAATAAAAAATTGTTGGCTTATTATAGTTCAAAAATTATGAAAACAGCTAATGGCAAGTCAAAGGCATTATTAATACCAAATAAAAGCGAGTATAGAGATTATACTTTATATGTAATTAAAAACGTAAACACACATGAAAAATCGCAATCTTCGGGAATTATTTTAGTAATTGGCGAATTTGAGGACTATAATGATTTTGATAAAGTCGTCGAAAGTAATAAAATAATAACTGAAGATTATGCGGGAGTTTTAGGAATATTATATCCAAATAAAAAAATAACAAAAGAATTGGTTACTGAATTTAAAATAAAATATGCTACAAATAAAGGCGCTCGATGCGATCAAGCAGGAAAAGCAAATACTGAAAAAATCTTTACCATTTTGGATGTTCATGAAGATGTGATCAACTCACTAAAATCATTAAACCAGCATTATTTTTGCGCTGCTCAAGAAATATATTTTCGATTATACGATATTCGGAGATTTGATAAAAAGCGGTGGTTTATAAATCTCTCTGATGCAATAATAAATAAGTTATAAGTTACAACAAAATATAATATTTACAACAAAATATAATATTTACAACAAAATATATTATTTACAAAAATAATATATAGATAAAATCTTAAGATTTAATATATAGATTAATTATTTATATAAATTGAAATAATTTATAAAGATTAAATTATTAATATATATATTAATACAATATGTCTAAAATACAAAATCGGAAATCTCTTCCTACTAAAACAATTTTAGATAATTCGCATATATTTATGCGTTCTTTATTAACACAGAAAATTGTGTTAAATTATAATGAAATAAATAATGACATTTATAATATTTTAGAAGCAAAGATTAAAAATTTTAATGAAAATAAATGTATTAAAGAAGGATTTATTAAAAATAACAGTGTTAAGTTGTTGACATATTCAAGTGGTGAATTATTTGGAAATAAAGTATTGTTTGAATGTGTGTTTGAATGTTTAATTACAAATCCGGTCGAATCAACTCTAATCAATTGTGTTGCTAAATCGTTAACAAAAGTAGGGGTTCGAGCTGAATTAGAGCTAGAAGACGGATCAAGTCCATATATTATTTTTATAGCTCGTGATCATCACTATAATAACGAAATGTTTTCACAAATAAAAGAAAACGATATTTTACAAGTTAGAATATTAGGACAGCGCTATGAATTAAATGATAAATTTATTAGTATAATTGCCGAATTAATAAGTATCAATAATTATGAAACCTTGAAAGCCGATTTAAAAGACGTAGGCATAAATCAAGACACACTGAAAGAGGATAGCAAATTAAAAATTAAGGTTCCCAAAACTCTTGTAGAAAATATTAAGAATTATAGTTTATAGTTTATAGTTTATAGTTTATAAGAAAAAGATTTATTGTATTATTATTGTATTATTATTGTATTATTATTTTTTTATATTAAAAAGTATTTAATAACTTTATTTAATAGCTATTAAATACATGATTAATTTAAATGAAAGTATTACTATGAAAACAAATTTAATTGATTGCGGGACTAATGATAACAGCGACGCTATAATACAATCAAATGATTTAATTAAGTTATGTAAAGCAATTGAATTGCTTGAACATTTTCATCATATTGAAATAGGTAAAATATTAAAATTAAATAATGTTTATTTAAATGAAAATAGCAATGGTATTTTCGTTAATTTAAACAAAATATCATATAAAACATATAATGAAATTTGTAATTATATTGATTTTATTAAAAAACAAGAAAGCGAAATTAATAAAGATGAAAAATTGAAAAGAAATTTGCAAACAACTTATTTTAAAGATAATAAAGACAAATAGTACTATTTTATTAAATGTTAGCTATTAACAAGGAAGAGTTATTAAGAGCTATTGATTTAGATGACTTAAAACAATATATGTTATATACATTGAATTATGGAGATAAAGGAGAAAAGGAGGGAGATAAAGGAGAAAAGGAGGGAGATAAAGGAGAAAAGGAAGAATTACCAATTTTGAATGTACCCAAAAATCAAATACAAATAAAATATACAAAAAAGTATAGCAAATATAATGAACCGGCCAAGATTAATAATTCCAAACATTATGCTGATAAATTATTTTGGATATTTTATAAACTAGTAAATAATTTTAATGACATTGATTTAGAAAATATTAATGCATTCAAAGTCATGAAAGACTTTAAGATTGAATGTGTAGAGAAAGTGAGGCTTCAAAAAAATATTTTGAAAGAATTTAAAATACAAAGAATGGTTGTAGAAGACGATTTAACAAATAATGATAAAATATGTTTTAAAACGTTTCATGCATTATGTGTATTATATTTAATAAATGTAATTGTTATTCGCGATAATAATACTTATTGTATTTTATGCACAAATGATGATGAGAAAGTTATTAATTTAAAAAATTATAAGTTATTGCAAATTTCAAATGTGAAAATGAGCGCATCATTTAACGATTTTGATGTGCAATTAATTAATAATTATAGCGAAACGCAATTACAAGCTATTTTAAAAAATTATTATAATATTGAAAATATCGAAAAACCAATTAAAGCATTTAGTAGTTATAATTTAGACGATTTAACAACCATAGCTAGTAAATTAAATATTACAATATATGATGAGCATGGTAAAAAGAAGAAAAAGCAAGATATATACGAGACACTATTAAAGAAACTAACTTAAACTGTGGCTTAAGTCTTTAAATCCTTTTTTTATATATATTTAATGTTGTGTTTTAACATATTTTTTTACATTATTTAACAAAATTAAACAAAATTAAACAAAATTAAACAAAATTAAACAAAATTAAACAAAATTAAACAAAATTAAACAAAATTGATATTATTTATTATAATAGTAATAAATAATAAATAATAAATAATATTATATATCAATTATGAGTAAAAGCAGAGCAACTACAAATATGAAAGATCCTAAATCAAAAGAAGAGCTTAATGATGAATTAAGCATCAAATTTTTGAAATATATTGAAATATATTTATCAAGTTATAGTCGATTTCCTGAAAATATACACCCCGAATTTGAAATACGATTTGGAACAAAAAAAATTAAAAATATAAACAAAGTGGATTTTTATAATATTATTAAAAGCCTACTTAACTATGATTTTAAATTAAATAATGAAAATTATCAGTTAAAAATCATGAATTCAAGTAATTTATCTAATATTAGAGCACAAATAACAGGACTGCCAAATATTCAAAGCTATTGTAGGTTAAATAATTTTTCCGGAATAGTGGATGAAAACAATATTTCATTTGTCCAAAAAGAATATTTCAAAAATGACAAAGATCAGTTATATCCCTTGGATTTTGATGACTACAATTTTCGCGTATGTTATCAAGTAGAGCAAAACTTTGCTTTAACAAATAGTACTATTGAGGAATTAAAAGATAAATGGAATTCTATTAAAAAGGTGTTTAGATATATTAAGCGCTATGAATATGCACACCCACAACTACCATTTTTAGTTCATTGTAGTATTGTGAAAACATCTAAAGCATATGACGGTAAATTTATTGAACAATACAATATTAAAGACTCCGATGTCTTTAATTCGTTCGAACATTTTGAAATAGAGATTGAATTAAATAATGAATTTGTTAGCGCGCAAAAGTTGGTTGCTAGTAAGGAATTTTTATATATTAATTTACGAAAAGTTATTAAATATATTTTAATTGGACTACAAGACACCAATTATCCTGTAACTATTAGCGAACTTAATAATATGTCTCATGCATATTTGAAATTAATAAAAGGCTCCGACTATAAAGAGCATATGACTATTAACGTTAAAGATCACATTGGTCCTTCATCGTCTACTTTGCAAATGATAAATTTACTGCCCGAAACAGAAATAAACGATAGTAATAGTTCTATTCCAAATATTAGAAATAATTATACTGTAACAGATAAGGCGGACGGAACTAGAAAATTATTGTATATTTCGCCTGATGGACGCTTATATTTTATTCCTAATACAGTAAATTTACAATTTACGGGATGCTATACTGAGAAAAAAGAGCTTTTTAATAGCATTATAGATGGCGAACATGTTTTACATAATAAAAAAGGCATATTTATAAATATGTATGCTTGCTTCGATATATATTATTTAGGCGGAAAAAATGTTACAGGGCTACCATTTATTAAATTGCATAAAGTAGCAGTTATGGCAGATGCTAACACTAATAAAGAAGGTAAAGAAGGTAAAGAAGGTAAAGAAGGTAAAACTAAAAGCATTAAAGAAGATCAGCTTGCACATCGTCTTAATATATTAAGTAGTGCAATTAAAATAATTGAACTAAAATCAGTTACAAACAATCCAAATATACATATGAAAATAGTTGTCAAGAAATTTTACGGCACTGATATATTTGATGGTTGTGCTACAATTTTAAATAATATTAAAGAAGGATTATATGAATATAATACGGATGGATTGATTTTTACACCTGCAAACACTGGTGTTTCAAGCACTCAAACGGGTATTCTTGCACCCAATTATAAAAATACGTGGACACAATCATTTAAATGGAAACCACCCGAATACAACACCATTGATTTCCTAGTAAAATTTAAAAAAAATGAGTTTGGAGCAAATTATATAGGCACATTAAATAGCGATGGCCAAGATTTGACATCATACAACCAAATTAAAAGCTATTATACATTAATCTTAAATGTTGGATTTGACGAAAAAAAACATGGATACATAAACCCTTATAATGATATTATCAATAATAATATTAAGCGTTCTATGCTTGATAGTTATGCCAATAGCTATAAACCTGCGCGATTTTATCCCACTAATCCCAATGATGTAAATGCAGGCTTATGCAATATAATGGGAAAACTTGACGATTCCAATAATCTCAAGATTTATACTCAAGAAGGCGAGGAAATCGAAGACAATACTATTGTTGAGTTTGCTTATAATGTTGACAAACCCGATTTCTGGAAATGGGAACCTCTCCGTATTCGTTCCGATAAAACTAGCGAATTGCGATCTGGAGGTAAAAATTTCGGCAATGCTTATCATGTGGCTAATGCAAATTGGCAATCAATACACAATCCTGTTAGTGAAGCAATCTTAACATCTGGAAACGGAGTAACAATAAATAATGATGAAGATGTTTATTATAATAAAATGTCTAACAAGTCCGAAACAAAGTCGCTACGTGATTTTCACAATTTATATATTAAAAATATGTTGATTAATAAAGTATCAAAATCCGGTTATTCGCTAATAGATTATGCAGTCGGTAAAGGCGGCGACTTGCCTAAATGGGTAGCTGCTAATCTTTATTTTGTTTTAGGTATAGATGTCAGTAAAGACAATATTGAAAATAGATTAGATGGCGTATGTGCTCGCTATTTGAATTATGCGCAAAAGTTGAATGTTATTCCAAAGGCGCTGTTTTTACATGGAAATAGTGTATTAAATATTAAAGAAGGATCGGCGTTTTACGATGATAAATCGAAACAAATTATAAAGGCTCTTTTTGGAGAGGGAACAAAAAATGAAGTATTATTAGGAAAAGGAGTATATTCAAATTATGGTATTGCTAAAAACGGGTTTAATGTTAGTTCAATTCAGTTTGCTATTCATTATATGTTTGAAAATGAAGCAAAATTGAACGGTTTTATTAATAATGTAAAAGAATGTACTGCATTAGAGGGTTATTTTATTGGAACATGTTATGATGGGCATAAAATTTTCAATATGTTAAATTCTTATAAAAATGACGAATCTGTTAGTATATTTAAAAATGAAAGAAAAATATGGGAGCTCACTAAAAAATACGAATATAATGATTTTATAGATGACGAAACATGTTTAGGTTATGGTATTGATATTTTTCAAGAAACAATTAACAAAACATTTAGAGAATATTTAGTAAATTACAAATATTTTGTGAGAATTATGGAAAATAACGGATTTGTGTTATTAACTGAAAGCGAATATAAGCAGCTAAATTTACCTGATAGTATGGGTAATTTTGAGCAATTGTATAATTTTATGAAAATGGAAGTTGAGAAAAATCCATATTTAGCGAAGAAATTGGGTAGTGCATTAGAATTAAGCAGTGAAGAGAAGCAAATATCATTTTTAAATAATTACTTTATATTCAAAAAAATAAGAAATGTCGAATACAATTCGGACGAGCTAGTAAGTAAAAAGCAAAATATTAAGGAGCGCGAGGCTCTAGATAATTCCATGAAAGAATTTGATGAAGTTGATAAAAACGTGGAAACTAGTGTAAAGGAAACTATTGATTTAAAATCTAAAAAGTTGGCTGAAAAATATTTGCAAGAAAATCAAGTTTTAGAAGAGAAAGTTGTAGAAACCAAGAAGCCTGCTGTTAAAATCAAGTTATCAGTTGAAGAGAAAGCAAAATTGGTAGAGCAAACTAAAAAACTTAAGCTTGAAGAAAAATTAAGAAGTCAAAAGGAAAAGCAAACATTAAAAGAAGTTGAGAAAACTAAAAAAGCTGAAACAAAGCAAGCTGAAACTAAGCAAGCTGAAACTAAGCAAGCTGAAACAAAGAAAACAACGAAAGCCGCCGCATAATAATTAACCTAGCATAAATATGTTTATTTTTTTATTTTTAATATGTTTTTTAATAATAATATTAATAATAAAGCTGCGCAGGTTATAATTATTTGTAATGTTTATATATTTTTTTATAATTATATAAACATTATAATCTAGTATATGTTAGTAGAAAAAACATAATCATGACATATATTAACTTACCTAACTTAAACAATTTAAATTTAGATTTCAATATTATATATAAAAACGACAAATCACTACCTGAAAAGACCATACACAATAAAGATCTTTTATTATGCAACTCATTACACCATTATTTACTTATATTAAAACAATCTATAGACGAATATTACGAATATTGGGATATTATGAAAAAAATTACTAATCCATACGAATATATACATACAATAGTTCCAAATCATAAATTGTCGCTATGCAAATATAAACCATTATCGCGATCCTTTTTTAAAATGATAGAAATGATAAATACATTTGACTTTTTAAATGATAGAAATCCTATACAAACTTTTCATTTGGCAGAAGGTCCTGGTGGCTTTATTGAAGCTTTCAATTATAAAAGAAAAAATCCAAACGACGTTTATTATGGCATGACTTTAATAAATGATAATACTAATATTCCATCATGGAAAAAAGCATCGCATATATTAAATTCCAATAAAAACATTAAGTTGGAATATGGTGCTTCTAAAAATGGCGACCTTTTTCTAAAAGAAAATTTGCTGTATTGTAATAAGAAATATGCTAAGTGTATGGACTATATAACAGGTGATGGCGGTTTTGATTTTTCGTCCGATTTTAATAATCAAGAAGAAATATCCTTTAAACTAATATTGTCGCAAATATTTTATGCGTTAATTATGCAGAAAAAAGGCGGCCACTTTGTTATTAAAATATTTGACATATTTAAAATAAAAACTATTGAAGTAATATACTTATTGTGTAATTTATATGAAAATGTGTTTATATTTAAACCCAATACAAGCCGGAGCGCTAATTCGGAGAAATATATAATTTGTAGAAATTATAAAAATAATAATAAAAGAATAATTTCAAATATTATAGAAAATTTTGATATTTTAATTAATCAAGTTGAAACTATATATAGTTTATTTAATATAAACTTTAATCAATTATTTATTACTAAATTACAAGAAATCAATGCTATATATGGTCAGCAACAATTAGAAAATATCAAAAATACTCTTGGTTTAATACGGGAATTAAAAATATTGAATATTGAATATAATTTACTTAATTACAATAATTATAATGGAATTTTGAAATATTTGAATATTTCAAATAAAATATATTTGCAAAGTTGTGATATTATAAGAAATAGTGATGCTAATAATGCTAATCATGCTAATGCTAATCATGATATAAGTAATACTAATACTACAAATAATGCTAATACTACAAATAATGCTAATACTACAAATAATGCTAATACTACAATTAATGCTAATACTGTTAATGTTAATGCAATTAATGAAGAGGTTATTTTAGATATTGATTTAGTAGAGTTTGATCATATTATAGATGATAGTTATATTAAAACATTTAAAGAATATAATATAAGCGCTAAAGAGGTTCTCATAAATAAGTTTTTTAATAAATTAAATATGTTAATAAATATTAACATGCAAAAATCAATAAATTGGTGCAAAAAACACAACTTTACTGTAAATAAAGAATTTTTAATTGAATAAACATTTTTAATTGAATAAACATTTTTAATTGAATAAACATTTTTAATTGAATAAACATTTTTATTTCAATATGTTAATTCGTTTGCGACGTATATGCGCTTTGTCATTTATACATCCATAACATAATGGTGAATTCAAAATTTTAGTTAATTCGTTACATTCATCTAATGGCATACCGGGTGGACATTTATTATTGTAATATTTGGTTTTTGGACAATCTCCGCTATTATATTTTAACGATGCTATACGAGCACTAGATGTTATTGGTCCTTGTGTTTGGTATTTTTTATTAGATGGATTAAACTTAATAGCGCACGCAGTGCCATTATAACAATTCATACCTAGCCCGCCATTAGCAACAGTATTAAGAGGCAGATTTTGAGTAAATGATTTATTGTTTTTATATAAGAGCTCTCTATGTGATGAAGCATAGTCTGTTGAAAGTCTTGTATTGGCTCTTTTAATTACTAATGCAGACGGATGTAACGATGAACATATTACTTTATTTAAAGCAGGATCATAAATTTTGTCGCTATTTAATGTTTTACAATCGTTATCATTTTGTATATATGTTATTGAAGCATTATTTGTTTGATTTTGTGTTATATTATGTGTTACTATGTTATTTCCTGGCTTGTCCATGCTTCCTATAAAAGAAATATTGCTAAATATGTTTTCTTTAGATGTTATATCTGAATATTGCTTCCTATAATGCCTAATAGGATTAGCATGAAACTTATATTTTTTGACTGGACACTCTTCTTTCCATGGAACATTATTATTATTATTGTCTGGTACTTCATTTTTAACATTTTTAGGAATAATTGTTACATTATTATTTGAAGCCGCCTTCCATGGTATGTTTGGTTGTATTTGATTAAAAAATAATTTCATATGTTTTATAATATATTATAATATATTATAATATTATTATAATATTATTATAAAACTTCTAATAATATTAATATATTATAAAAATAAATGAAAAGTAAAAAATATTTATTTTTGAATAGTTATAGAATTATAATAACACTAACGTTTATATTAATAATATATTTAATATATAATTTTAGTAATAATAGGTTTACTATTATAGAAGGTGCAAATATGATTACAAATACTAATCAAGCCAAAGATGAAATAGAGAAAGCCGCTAAAAAAGAGGAAAACAAACATAAGGACAGTGTTATGAAAAATGAGAAGAAATATGTAGCTATGCATGATAGAGCTTTTTAACTTTTTTAATTTTATGTTAATAAGTTAATAAGTTACTAAGTTAATAAATATAGCATTATAATAAAATTAGCATTTTAATAAAAATTAGTATTTTATATACTAATAATAATATATTATAATATATTATATTATTTTAAATGGGTGGAGAGCAATGTGTTGTTACTACGAAATTTGGAATTTCACATCCATATGCTTATTGTGTAAAACCATCAGGGAAAATGGTTGGTACTCAATTTACAGATGATAAGTATAGTATGAAAAATACAGAAAAAGTATTGGCTGGACTATGGAATTATGTTGATTATATAACAGTAAAGGCAGATAAAGGAACACGCGATGAATGTAGAGCAAATTCGAATAATACAGGTCAAGGAATTGTTGGCAATAAATATGTGCTAAAAACAAATATTAAATGTAGAGTAATAAATAGTAGTGGAACCATTTCTGGAGAAAATGTTCTACATAAATATATAGATAATACTACAACATTAGGGGAATTTTTAGCAGGAGGCGAACCACAAGATGAAGCAAATGGATTATTACCATCAACCTTTGCTAGTGCCGGAAAAATAGGCTATAATGTAGTGGATGTTATATCGGCATTTGCTGCAGAAAGCAAACCTTATTGTATGAAAGCTAATTTAAACTGTCATATTATTGATTCGAAAGAAAAAGAAAATACTTATAAGGGACCAAGTTCTGATGTGTATTTAAGTGTAAAAGATATTAAAAATTTAGACAGTTCTTCTTTTTCCGGTAGTAAACCTGTTATACCCCCTATAGCAAAAGGCCGTCTAGGTTTTGCCAATTTAATTGATAATATAATAAGCGAAAACAATGATAAAATACAAGGGTTGAGTGAGTTTGAAAACGCATTAAATACTATAAATTTTCAAGATGAACTTCTAGTTAAAACATATTATATTGGATTTTCTATTTTTTTAATAATCTTAATATTTAAACTAATAAATAAGAAATAAGATATAGAAACTAATTGTTAAAATTATAGACCAAATTGTTGGCATTATTATTTGTAATTTCACCTGCCAATATACTATCTTCGTATAATTTTCGCAATACATCATTTGGCGCCTGAGAACCTAATTTAATAAGATTTTTATTACGTAAGTAATTTTTAACATCTTGAATTGGTTGTTCCTTTAATTTGGTTACTTCTTGTCTTATTTTTTTTTGTGTATCTCTGTTTTTTATTAATAAACCTACATGCTTGGATCCATTCTTTTTTCCTAAAGTATATTTATATGTTCTTGTTATTCTATTTATTTTTGGAATATGTAAATTAATAGCATCTTGATCTGGCATTTGCGCGGGCATTTGCGCAGGCATTTGTGCGGGCATTTGTGCAGGCATTTGCGCGGGTATTTGTGCAGGCATTTGTGCAGGCATTTGCGCGGGTATTTGTGCGGGCATTTGCGCGGGCATTTGTGTAGGCATTTGTGCGGGCATTTTTGGTTTATTATCTAAATTGTTTTCTGAAAAATTAATAGCTTTTGTTTGTATTTCTTTTACTTCTTTTACTTCTTTTACTTCTTTTACTTCTTGAATTTCTTTTATTACTATATTAGAATTATTTTCTAATACTTGATCACTAATAGGCGGTTTATTTTCAAAATATTTGTTATTGTCTAAATCTATGACTAATTTTTTTCCGGGCCCATTAACATTATGCTTTTGTGTTTTATTTAGATCTCTAAATGTGGGTAATGATCCATTTTTTAAACATCCATGACTTGGTGTTTTTACATTATTACACATATTACTATTTTTCGGTATATCAATATGAACATCAATATTGGACGATACCTTTAATGATTTAGCACGTTTTTCTTTTTTCTTTTTGGAAAGCTCGTGTAAAAAAGTGAGAGATTTATTAAATTCGCGCTCAAAATCATTATTCTCAAAAGCACTAGCATCAAATAAATTATTTTCTTGTGGACTAGTATTATTTTCTTTTGACTTCTCTTCAACATGCGTCTCTGTTTCTTTGGTTTTTTGATAATCTTTCACTCTTTTCAATAATTCTTTTTTTAATTTGTTAGTTTTTATAGAATAGTTTTTGTCAACATATGGTTTAGTTTTTGGAGTTTTTTTTAAACTTTTTTTCCCACCATTAAACATGAATAAAGCAGGATTTATTGTTAATACTTTTTGTGTTGACGTTGACATATTGATTTAAAAAGTATTATTTAACATATTATTTATATTTAAAATAATACTAATTAACCAAATTTTATAAAAAATTGATATAATAATTTACAACTTATAATAATTAATAACAATCATGAATTCTATTCCTAAATCGGATGTATCTTGTGAGAAAGATGTATCTTGTGAGAAAGATGTATCTTGTAACAAGGAAATCCCTAAATCGGAAATTCCATGGATATTAATCGAATCGTATTTTAAGCATAAACATCTAAAACAATTAGTTAAGCATCAATTGGAATCATATAATTATTTTGTAAATAATCAAATTCAGCAAACAATTGAAATGTTTAATCCGCTGCTTATTTCGTCAGATCATGATTATATTAAAGAACATAATTTACATAGATTAGAAATCGAGATTACATTTGAAAATTTTTCGATATATCGCCCTCAAATTTATGAAAATAACGGTTCTACAAAGATTATGTTTCCACAAGAAGCCCGCCTGCGTAATATTTCATATTCGTCAGCAATGACAATCGATTTAAATATTAAGTATACTGTTCGCAATGGCGAAAATTATAAAAATGTTTTAAATTACCAAAAGAAAATTAAAAACGTTCATATTGGAAAGCTGCCGATCATGTTAAAGTCTGATCTTTGTGTATTAAATCAATACAAACATTTGGATCATAACGAAACAGGTGAATGCTATATGGATCCAGGAGGATATTTTATTATTAATGGATCAGAGAAAACATGCATTAGCCAAGAGCGTGCTGCCGAAAATCAAATTTATTGTTTTAATATTGAAAAAAATAACAATAAATGGTCTTGGAAGGCCGAAATGAAGTGTATTCCTGATTGGAAATGCATTTCGCCTAAACAAATTACTATGTATATTGCATCAAGAAATAATGGGTACGGAAATGCTATTTATTTACAAATTCCGCGTATTAAAATTCCTATTCCATTATTTATAGTTTTCAGAGCATTTGATATTATTAGCGATAAAGAAATTTGCGAGCTAATCCTCTTAAATATTGATAATGAAAATATGAAAAAAATGCTGCTTTCTCTCAAAGCATCTATTATTGACGCAAATAAGTATATGACAAAAGAATTGGCTATTAGGTTTATTGTAAACAACGTAATTTATACACCTATGAATATGGATAAAGAAACAGGCTCAAAGAAAAAATACGATTTTGCGATGGAAGTGTTAAGCAATGATATATTTCCTCACTGCAAAACTGAAAAGCAAAAAATATATATGTTAGGATACATGACAAATATGTTACTGCAAACATCTTTTGGCTGGTTACAAGAAAGCGATCGCGACTCGTACATGAATAAGCGCATTGATTTAACCGGTCCTTTGCTAAATAATTTACTACGTAATTATTTTAATAAGCTCGTCAAAGACATGAAAAAACAAATTATTCGTGAAATAAATAGCGGATCTTGGAAGTCAAATGATGACTATGAAAATATTATTACAAAAACCAATATTTATAAAATAATCAAATCCACTACAATTGAGCAAGGCATTAAACGTGCATTAGCTACGGGTGATTTCGGTATTAAACAAATTAATAGCAATAAGGTGGGGGTTGCGCAAGTATTAAATAGGCTTACTTATTTATCTAGTCTAAGTCATCTTAGACGTGTAAATACGCCTATTGACAAAAGTGGAAAATTAGTCCCACCGCGCCGACTACATAATTCGACATGGGGTTTCTTATGTCCGGCTGAAACACCAGAAGGCCAATCGATTGGTGTTGTCAAAAACCTTGCTTATTTGGCACATATAACAATTAATTCTAACAGCTCGGGACTTTATGATTATATATTACCTATTATTCAGTGTATTGACGATTATGAAGGGTCATATAAAGACTTAGACGAATACGCTAAAGTATTTATTAACGGTTCATGGGTCGGATTTACAAATGATCCCGAAAAAGTCTATTCTATTTTAAAGGATAAAAAAAGCAAAGGTATTATCAACATTTATACTTCAATTATATTTAATAGCAAACTTAAAGAAATTAGAGTATGCAATGATGCGGGGCGTATTACACGTCCTTTATTAAAAATCAAAAATAATAAGGTGTTATATGACAAGTCAATCATTCAAAAGATTAAAGATGATGAACTAAATTGGGATGATTTAGTTGTAGGAATAAAATTAGAAGATTCGATTATTGAATATGTAGACGCGTGTGAGCAAAATAATGCAATGATTGCCATGAAACCATACAATTTAGATAATAATAATTCTAATAATATTTATCATTATAGTCATTGTGAAATCCATCCAAGTACTATTTTCGGCGTTTTAGCGTCGTGCATTCCTTTTCCCGACTCCAATCAATCTCCTCGTAATACATATCAATCTGCTATGGGTAAACAGGCTATTGGTATGTATGTAACTAACTATGACAATCGCATGGACAAGACGGCGTATGTATTAACATATCCAATGCGTCCTCTTGTAGAAACGCGTGTTATGAATATTATCAAATTAAACAATATTCCATCTGGTCAGCAAGTAATAGTTGCTATTGCTAGCCATAGCGGATACAATCAGGAAGACTCCTTATTATTTAATAAAGGATCTATTGACCGAGGCCTGTTTTTAGCAACAATTTATCACACTGAGAAAGACGAAGATAAAAAATTATTTGGTACAGAAGAAATCAGATGTAAACCAGATAAAACAAAAACCAAAAACATCAAATTTGGAAATTATGATAAGTTAACGTCTCAGGGAATTATGAAAGAAAACACTTTAATCGAAGATCGCGACATTATTATTGGAAAAGTAATTCCTATTAAAGAAAATAAAAATGATTTTACAAAAAATGTCAAATTTAGCGATGCGTCTATTTCGCATAGAACGCAAGAGGAAAGTTACGTAGATAAAAATTATATTGAAACAAATGGCGATGGTTATAATTTTTGTAAAGTCCGTATTCGTAACTTTAGAAAGCCGGTAATTGGAGATAAATTTTCAAGCCGTCACGGACAAAAAGGTACTATTGGTAATATTATTCCTGAAGAAGATATGCCTTTTACGGCAAATGGATTAAAACCGGATATTATTATTAATCCACATGCTATTCCTAGTCGTATGACTATTGCGCAATTAAAAGAAACGCTGCTGGGCAAAGTATTACTTGAAATGGGGCTATTTGGTGATGGAACTAGTTTTGGCGAGTTTGATATTTCCAATATTATTGAAAAACTCAATGATTTAGGATACGAATCGAAAGGTAATGAATTAATGTATAATGCTCTTACCGGTGAGCAATTAACAATGAACATATTTATTGGACCTGCTTTCTATCAACGACTTAAGCATATGGTAAATGATAAGCAACATAGTAGATCTATTGGTCCTATGGTTAATTTAACTCGTCAGCCTGCCGAAGGTCGGTCTCGTGATGGTGGTCTTCGGTTTGGTGAAATGGAGCGGGACTGTATGATCTCGCATGGGGCATCCCGATTTACAAAAGGGCGGATTTATGACGCATCAGACGCATTTAGCGTATTTGTATGTAATAAATGTGGACTAATTGCTTCATTTAATAATAAAGAGCATATTCATTATTGTAATACATGCGGAAATAGAAATGATTTTAAATATGTGGAGTTGCCATATGCTTGCAAACTTATGTTTCAGGAATTAATTACTATGAATATTGCTCCGCGAATTATGTGTGAGTAAATTTGTTGCAATAATGTTTTATAAAAAATGACTTAAAGAAATTATTTAGAAATATTTTTGTTTTTTTTTATATTTGTTGTTTTTTTTTAATAAATTTATTTAGTAATATTTTTGCTTTTTTTGCTTTTTTTGTTTTTTTTTGTTTTGTTTATTTTTATTTTATTTAATTTAATTTTTATTTAATAATTATAATATATAGTGTAATAATATATTATGATATTTGATAAAAACTCGCTAGGTGGAAAAGCAAATATTGGACAGCCAATGTTACATGGATCAATCGATGGTGGTAATGATAGAGCATTAAGTCGCAAATATTTGTCACGTGCTTTTGGTAATATGTATAATAGTGGTCTTGCTAGTTCTCCGTTACTTTATAAGAAAAATGTATTAGGTCCTTTTAGAACTGCATATAATGCAGGAGATGTTATTACCAATGCTAACGTTCCGACAAACATTATTTACGGAAGAGAGGCTAATCAAATAGGCGGAAACAATTTATCAAGACTACAAGTTAGAGGCGATGGAACAAGTGGCCAAAATGGAATAGCTATGTATTCGGGCAATACTAAATTTGTGCATGCGGGATCGGATTACATAAGATTTAAGAAGTTACAAGCATTAAATAAAAATTTTAATGATTGGACTTATGGCGGCTCTAATAATTCACAAGCGCAACATGCTATAAATAGAGTTAGAAAATAAATTGGTTATATATAAAATATTTTGTGTATTAGTTAATTAATAAAGTTTATAATATTTATTATATTTATAATTATTATAAATGGAGACGGAAACAAATAATGAAATTGCGCCTACTATACAAGATGAGGCAAGTGTTGAGCCGGTTTTACAGCCAGTAGTTGAGCCAGCTGTTGAGCCTGTAGTTGAGCCAATTATTGAGGCAGTAGTTGAGGCAAGTGTTGAGCCATTAGTTGAGGCAGTAGTTGAGGCAATTATTGAGCCAGTATTAGAGGCACAAGTTGAGCCTGTAGTTGAGGCAGTAGTTGAGGCAATTATTGAGGCAAGTATTGAGCCGGTTAGTGAGGCAAGTGTTGAGCCAGTAGTTGAGGCAAGTGTTGAGCCGGTTATTGAGCCAATTATTGAGGCAAGTATTGAGGCAAGTATTGAGCCAATTATTGAGGCAAGTGTTGAGGCAAGTGTTGAGCCAGTAGTTGAGGCAAGTGTTGAGCCGGTTAGTGAGGCACTAGTTGAGCCGGTTATTGAGGCACCAGTTGAGCCGGTTAGTGAGGCAAGTGTTGAGCCAGTAGTTGAGGCAAGTGTTGAGCCGGTTAGTGAGGCAAGTGTTGAGCCAGTAGTTGAGCCTGTAGTTGAGGCAGTAGTTGAGGCAAGTATTGAGCCAATTATTGAGGCAAGTGTTGAGCCAATTATTGAGCCGGTTTTACAGCCAGTATTAGAGCCAATTATTGAGGCAAGTATTGAGCCAGTAGTTGAGACAGTAGTTGAGCCAATTATTGAGCCAATTATTGAGGCAAGTGTTGATCCAGTAGTTGAGCCGGTTAGTGAGGCACCAGTTGAGGCAAGTATTGAGCCAATTATTGAGGCAAGTGTTGAGCCAATTATTGAGCCAATTATTGAGGCACCAGTCGAGCCTGTAGTTGAGGCAGTAGTTGAGCCAATTATTGAGCCGGTTTTACAGCCAGTATTAGAGCCAATTATTGAGGCAAGTGTTGAGGCAAGTGTTGAGCCAGTATTACAGCCTCATATTGAGCTTCATATTGAGCCTATATTACAGCCTCAAATGGTGCCGCAACTAATGCATGTATTTGAGCCTAGACTAGAAACAAAGAAAAGAGATCCCATAAATAATTATACGTTTTCAAACGTATCGGGTTTATTAAAACAAAAAATTACTGCTTTTCCTAAGTTTATGAGAATGTTTTAGAGAGATTTATAAACAAATAAAAAATAAAAATAAAAATAAATTATAAATATAATAATAAATATAATAATGACAACGAAAGTTTGTAAAAACATGCCTTCAAATGGCAGTAATGTTACAGATAGAACTAGCACTTTCATTTTAGGAAGAAGAGCATTTAATATGTCTTCTCACAATTCAGAGAATTTAAAAAAAAACTTAGACTATAGCTCGTTAGAAAATAAAATAACATCAAATGTACGCGCTAAGCCTTTAGAAAATATGAGTAGCGACCTAAGAATACAACGTTTAAGATTAGCAACTATTGGGAATTCATCAATTCTCACAAAAAACGAGAATGACTATACACAACTAAATGGTAAATCCCAGGACGTTAATTATGTTAATAATGTATTAAGTCGAGTACGAGGAGGCGGATATGTTGGTCCAAAAAAAGGGAAATAAATTAAATTAAAACTATTTAGAGCTAATACTTGTATTAATAAAGATTGTACTTTATTAATAAAAGACTATGACACTAGTAGAAGAATATTTAGAACATACTAAAAACTATAAGGAAGTTTATGGAGACAAAACCTTGGTTCTCATGCAAGTAGGAAGTTTTTATGAATGTTATGCTATAAAAAAAGGCGAAGGAATTTATGAAGGAAGTAATATTGTGGATTTTGCTCAAATTAATGATATGGTAATAGCACACAAGAATGCTACAATTAATGATGACAATGTTGTAATGGCGGGCTTCGGATTACCTCAACTTGAGAAATATGTGAAGCGTATGTTAAATAATGGTTACACTGTAATTATTTTTGCCCAAGATTTACAAATGAAAAACACAAGTAGAAGCCTGGCGGGTATATACTCTCCTGGCACCTTTTTTGATAACAATGACGCATATAATTGCGATAATGAAAACTTTAATAGCAACACTAATTTAAGCAATAATACATTATGCTTATGGATACATTATAGTAAACCAAATAAAGTTGTTAAAAATGAAACGCTAACAATTGGCCTAAATATTATTGATATTTTAACGGGTAAAATAGTAAATTATGAATATACGCAACCTTATGAAAATAGCCCAACAACATATGATCAATTAGAAAAATATATTTCTATTTATAATCCGAGCGAAGTTATTATTATTACTAATAAAAATAATAGCACATATATTGATGATGTAATTAATTATGCCAATATTAATGCGCAAAAAATACATAAAATATATTTACATGAAAAACAGGGACCTGAAAAACAAGGTAAAACATGTAATAAGGTGGATAGTTTTGAAAAAATAGCTGCAAATTGTGAAAAGCAAATATATCAAGAAACACTTATTGATAAAATTTTCGGGCTAGGAGCATATAGGGACAATTTTGAATTTCAAAATTATAGTATTGCTAATCAGAGTTTGTGTTTTTTAATTGATTTTATTGATAAACACAATCCTTCATTAATTAAGAATATTGATTTTCCATGTTTTGAAAATATTAATTCTAAATTAATATTAGCCAACCACTCTCTCAAACAGCTAAATATGATTAGCGACCAACGTCACAATGGTAAGCTAGGTTGTGTAGCGAATTTCTTAAATAATTGTATTACAAACGCGGGAAAACGTAAATTCAATTATGATTTATTACATCCTATTTGTAGTAGCGCTATTTTAAATGCCAGTTATGATGTTACAGACCATTTAATTAAAAGTGAGTTTTATAAAACAATTAGGGACTATTTATTAAACATGAGAGATATTGAGAAAATAGATAGAAAACTCATATTAGGCAAAATTGAACCGCGAGATTTTGCAAGCTTGCATAACAATCTCTCTAGTGTTTCAAAATTATATGAAAAAATTGCGCACCTTGAAGAAAATAAGGACTTAGCACTTTATATAGGCAACATTATTAATTATGATATTAGCGAAGCTTGTAATAAAATTAATACTTATATTAGTAATGTGTTTGAGCTATCAAAGCTTAATGTAGTTATTGATAAATTGAATAATAATGATTTAGAAACCATATTTTTCATTAATAAAAGTTATAATATAAATTTAAATAAGCTATATAAGCGTTCTATAGATTCCAGACAGCAATTAGAGGCAATCGCCTTTTTTTTCTCAAATTTATTAATGGACTATGAAAAAACCAAAACAAGCAGCGTAAGCAAAAGTAAAGCAAAAACACAAAAAAACGGGGTTGAACAAAAAGACAGTGACTATATTACAAATCCACTAGTAAGCAATGATATAAATAATGACATTAATTTTTCAAGTGGCTATATTAAGTTTCATGAAACTTCTAAAAATGAGGTTATGCTTATTACTACAAAGCGGCGCGGTGCAATTTTAAAAGAAATTATTCAAAAGCTTATTGAAAAATCCGGAACAAAATATGAATATATTAATTATATTTCAAAATATGATAAATTTGGCGAAATTATTGAAATCGATCTCTCTAGCATAATGTTTAAAAATTATGGATCAAATAACTCAAATACTATTGTTTATTCGCAAGATATTGATGCTATTTGTCATAATGTTCAAAATTCTAGAGAGCAGTTAATTGAAGAAATTAACAGCAATTATAAAACTATTTTGGGAGACTTTAAAAACATGTTATATAATGTGGCCGAAACAAATAACAATGTAAATAGTAATGTAAATAATAATAATAATAATAATAATGTAAATAATAATGTAAATAATAATGTAAATAATAAAAATAATAATTTGAAAAAGGAGAGAATTTCATATTTAGGCAAAATCTCTCAATTTATTGCGTTGATTGATGTATGTCATGTTAAAGCATATAATGCATTAAAATATAACTATTGTCGCCCCATTATTGATACAAACTCTACAAAATCGTATGTTAATTTTAAAAAAATTAGGCATTGTTTAATAGAACATTTAAACAATCACGAGCTATATGTTACAAATGATTTGGAAATTGGAACAAATAACAATGGACTATTATTGTACGGAACAAATGCGGTAGGCAAAACCAGCTTTATAAAATCTATTGGAATAGCAATTATTATGGCACAATCAGGCATGTTTGTCCCATGTGAGGAATTTACATATTGTCCATATGAATATTTATTTACTCGTCTTTTGGGTAACGATAATATTTTTAAAGGCCTCTCCACTTTTGCAGTTGAAATGTGCGAATTACGAACAATATTGAAAAATGCTACAACAAAGAGCATTATATTAGGGGACGAATTATGTAGCGGAACCGAATCGACGTCCGCACTAAGTATTTTTGTTTCAAGCTTAGAGAGATTACATGACTTAAATAGCACATTTTTATTTGCAACTCATTTTCATGAAATTTTAGAATATGAGGAAGTGAAAAATCTTAATTCTCTGAAAGTATATCATATGAGTGTAGTGTTTGATCGCGAGCAGAAAACATTAATTTATAATAGAAAATTACGCGAAGGACCAGGACAGTCTATGTATGGGCTAGAAGTGTGTAAGTCGTTGGATTTACCTGAAGATTTTATTGAGCGGGCATATGCTATTCGCAATAAATATAATAAATCCAATGTTAGTGTGTTGGAAGCAAAAAAAAGCCGCTATAATGCAAATAAATTGCGAGGAATGTGCGAATTGTGTAATAATTATGAAGGGTCAGAAGTCCATCATTTGCAATATCAGAAAAATGCAAAACATGGAATAATTAATGGCGAGTTTAATAAAAATCACAAAGCCAATTTAATAAATATATGCAATTTTTGCCATAATAAAATTCACAGTTTAGACCAAGAATATAGAATAACTAAAACAAGTAATGGTTACAAATTATTGGAAGTGGAACATATACATTAAACATATACATGAATATAAAGTATTAATAATAATATTTTTATTATTATTATTAATTTTGTTTTTTTATTAATTTTGTTTTTCTCTTATTTTCTCTTATTTTCTCTTATTTTCTCTTATTTTCTCTTATATCTCCTAATTTTCTTACTTTTATAATGGTTATAGTCGTTATAGTCGTTATAATGCTTATACTTTTTGGTATGCTTTTTTAGTCTGTTATGTATTAATTTGCCTCCTAATGTTTGTTGTGGTTGTTCTGCTTGTTGTTGTTCTCCATCTTTTGCTGCTCCTTCTGTTTCTTCTATTGCATCTGTTACTGCGTCTGCTGTTGCTGCTGCTTTATCAGTTATACTCTTAGCATCAGCTTCAAGTACTTGTAATCCTTTTTCAACACCAGCTATTTTTTTATTAATAGCTGTAACAACTTCTCCTTTTTCTTGTGTTGATAATCTGTTATGATCCAAACTATAACGAGATATCATTGTTGCAAAATTTCCGGTCATAATAATGTATTCTCTTAAGAAAGTATTATATTTTACAAGCGGATCTCCCATATATGCACTAGTAAATGATGAAAGTGTATTTACTCCTTTACTTACATAACCATAGGCCATTGTATTTGGCTTAGCTTTTGGTACTATAGTTTCTTCACATTCTAACTCTTCAATTATTCGTTTTAATTGAATTAAAAAATCGAAACACATTGTTGCCTTTGTATTTGGTGTTGCATCACTATAATCTGTAACTGTTGCTTTAAGTTCATCAGCTTTCATAATACGCGTAGAATTATCTATAGGGCTAATATCTATATTCCTAAAAATGTAGTTAGTGAATTCTTCCTTAGTAACATCTTTAAATATAAGAGGTAAGGAATTTATATTATTATAAGTAGCAACAATTAATTTATACATGTTATATTCTATAAGTCGCATAATAATATCATTATAATTTTTGCATAGAGCTACAATGTCATCACCACAAAATCCGTATAAATCTTTATCTGGTCTTCCCCTCGCCCGCATATAAGTATCATTTGCAGTACTATATGTCCTACTAACCATATTTGCACCACTATTTGCTGCACTACTAATCATATTAGTCATTAAGCCACCACCAATCGTAGCGCTTGAAACTTGATCTTGGCTTGAAACTTGATCTTGGCTTGAAACTTGATCTTGTAATTCCGCATCAGGCTTTGGAGATGCCTTCTTTTTATTAGAACTACCTACACCCTTTAGATCTATAAGGCCTTTATATGGTTTGTTATTTAGACTTACATATTGTAATTTTTTTCTCAATTCTTCCGGCATACATTCATCGCATGAATAACTAAAACTAAATATATCTGGACTAGAACTTATGGTTTCATTTATAGTAGCTTGTGTAGAACTTATGGTTTCATTTTCATTTATTGCACTAGCCAATACCGCAACTGTTGCAGAAGAAACATTATCTTTGCCGTCCGGACTATCGTCATTGCTTGGACTAACAACGTTGTTAGTTGTAGTATCTGTTTTTTTTTTAAAATCTATTTTTGATAAAAATGAATACCAAAATAAATATTGATAGAAACCGGAAGTTGTATTTGTAAAATCAATATTATCTATTAAAAAATATAAAAACTTGAATAAATTTTTAACTAAAATTTCATATAATGCTTCGTCAATTATTATCTTTTTTTGTTTAACTATTGGATTAGTATAAAAAGCACTCATTTCTGCTAAATCGCGTGAAATATTTGCTACAAAACTTAAACATTCTGAAGATAAATAAGCTAATTCTTGTTGTTTATTATATTTCTGTATGCCAAGTACTAAAGCTTTTGAAACACTAATAATTTGAGATGTTCCAGGTGGTAGCATTGGAGCTACTAATTCCAAAAGCGCATTAGACTTTTCTAATAAACTAGCAGCTTTATCGTATTCAGCCGCATTAAAATTTAATGCGTTTGCGCTTTCAAGTGCTGTGAATGATTTTATATTCCTTGCTTGTAACTTTAGTTTTACGCTTCTGGCTGTTTCATTCTTTGCGCACATTTGAATTGTATTAGCCGCAGAGCCGTTTTTTATTTTAATATCTAGCCAAATCTGTTCCTTACTATTCGCGTATTCTTCCAATTTCTCTGCGTTATCCTTTGCCTTCTTTGCTGCTGTAATTGCACTTACTTTAGCATTTCTCACGTTTTCCTTTGCAGTACTAATATTATCATTGGTTTTCAACAACTTACGCTTTTTCAACCATTCGGTGATGTTGCCGCCATTGGCGACTTCTGCCTCCATCTCATTCACATTCTTCGTTGCACTATTTGCTATATCCTTCGCCTTCATATATTCTTTTCTAGCCTTAGTTGCAATCGTTCTCGCATCGGTTGCTTCCTTTTCTGCTGTTTGTGCCTCCTTCTTAGCATTTTTTTTTTCTGTAGTTGCAGTTATACTTGCAACATTGCTTCCCGCAATTTCAGCTGGAGGGGTGGCATTAATTTCAATATTTATATCTTTAGTATCAACAGCTTGAGTTTTTTTTCCTATACGTCCTAAATTAGAAAGTCCTAAATTAGAGCCGAAACCATATAAAGAAGAGCCAATGTGACCTGCTGTTCTATCTATGGGATTTCCTCTAGAACGATTTACCTCACTGTTTTTAGTAGAAGAAAATAGCCCTCCTCCTTTTTGCTTCCTCTTCATTGTTTTCCGTTTATGTTTTATATTTTTTTTTGCTAAAGAGAAAGACATGTATTATATTTACCAATTATATATACACAATATTATTTTCTATAATAATATAATAATATTATAGAAAATATATAAAAGCACTAATATAGTATTATATTATGTTATTATATGTCATGTTATAGGTCATGTTATAGGTCATATTATATTATATTATGATTAATATTTAAAAAATATTTATATAATAAAATTATAGTTATGTACTGTATAATTTTATTGTATGTTATTGTTATATTACATATTTCATTATGTACGTTTCTTAAATCATTATGTGTATTAACAAATAAAAACACATTACTTACATTAAACATGTGGTTACTATTTATTTATTTAGCATATTATTTTAATAATAATCTACTTTTAATTGGTCCAATTATTTTTCTAATACTAAATGAAATAGTGTATGTAAAATTTAATATGGACGTTTTTGACGGTGCATCTAGAACAAAGCTATTTTATGACATTACAACTACATATTATATTAATTATCTTAAAAATAACACTAATTTAACAGAAGGTATGTATTTAAATGACTTATCGGACAATAATTCTCTAATGAATGAAACCCAAGCAAAAGAACTTGGTCCAGAACTTGCAAGTGTAAAAAAATATGAAAAGTTTTTCCAATATTTAAATATTAATCCAAGCGAATATAAAAATATTACCATTTTAGACATGGGCTGTGGAAACGGTGACTTTATTAAATATTGTCATGAATTAGGTATTAAAACTACGGCAATGTCTATATCGAGCGAGCAAGCTAGTGCTTTACAAAAACAAAATTTAGATGTATATTTGGGAAGCTATCGGGAGTTTCAGGAGCAATTTGTTGGAAAATATGATATTGTGACTTTTTGGGGGTCTTTAGAACATCTTACTCAAAGTTATCCATGTTCCAAAAGCGGAGAAGAAAAAGCAGAAAAAGTATTAAGAAAAGTAATGAATTATGTAAAACGTTATTATAAAGATGATTCGCCTTATAAATTATTATTTACTTCAACATTACATATGAATAAGAAAGTATGTAAAGACACATTAAGTGCGTATCTTGTTGAGCGCGCTTATGGAGGTTGGTATTTTTACGATGAATTAGGTGAAACGCTTTCTGATAAAATTACTAGCATTGGATTTAGCAAAATAAAGCAAGCCGACTTTAATTATCATTATTATATGGCTAGTAAAATAGACGAAACGCATTTTGGTAGACCAGCAAACCTTAATATATATAATATGTGTGGACTATTGTTTGGTATTTTTATAAATCCAAACATAATAGCAATGGTATTATATAGTTTACGCGGTGAGTGGATGTGGCAATTTGACAATAAACCTCATACTTTTGATTTAAAATGTATAACATGTACATTTGCAGAAAGATCTATAAGACCAACATCACTACTATGGAGTGTTAATAAATTAGTTGCAATGGACAATAAAGAAGAGTAAAGAAGGGTAAAGAAGGGTAAAGAAGAGTAAAGAAGAGTAAAGAAGGAAAAAACTTTTACAAAAAAAAATCTAGCTAAAAAGGCATTAATTAAAAAATCTAAAAGAAGATAACTAATCTTGATGAATGGAATACAAGATATAAAAATGTATTAAATAATTTAAAATATGTAGAATATATAAATAAAGTAAATGTTGAAATTAATTATGAAAATAAGAATGAAACTTTTGAAGTCAATCAAATAGTAGATGCAATATTTCCAAATAATAATTCATTGCCATCAACCATTAAATGGGATTCATAAATAAGACTTACACTTTTTTAACTTTTTTTAAATAACTTATATATATTTATATATAAATATATATAAAATATGTGTTGGAATGAAACAGTATCATTAAACACATTTTTATTCAGTTTTTTTGCATTAAATTTTGCTTATTTTAATAGTATAATTAAGACATATAGCTATCTGTATTTCCTTTCATTTATTTCAATACAGTTACTGGAATATTTTGCTTGGAAACATTTGAATAATAAGAAAATAAATAGATTTTTATCACAAGTAGGTTTATTTTTAATAACTGTGCAACCAATTTTGTTTATATTATCAGTTCATAATGTTGAATATATAAAAAAATTACAAATTATTTCAGTATATAGCATTTTTTGGTTGTGTACTCTTTTTTATTTTTCAATCGATTTTTCAATGGTCAAATCGCCAAATGGTCATTTGGCATGGAACTGGTTAAGTTTTCCACCGCAAATAGTGTTGACATGGATATTATTTAAGTTTATTATATTATTATACACAAAAGAATATGTAAATTTTACTCTAATGTTAATATTGTTTCTTGCTATTTATTATACTTATTATAAAACAAATACCTGGGGTTCTTTATGGTGTTGGATAGCAAATGTATTTTCTACTACATTAATAATACAAACATTTTATCCAAATTTATTAAGTTATTTATTATTTGAAAAAAAATAAATATATAAATCTATTATTTATTCTTCGCTTACAACCACCTTTTTACATCTAGGCAGTTTAACTTTAGTAATTTTCTCAATTAATGCAATTTGCGCATTATTAGGTAGCTCTTTGTTGCATTCCCAGCGAGACAGCATTTGTGTTGAAACTCCTAATAATGCAGCAAATCGTTTTTGATCGCTGTTTAGTGTTAATCGTGATTGAGCAATTAGCTTACCAAGAGGCTCATGTATTACCAATTGCTTTGTCCTAGCAATAGGAATAACTGTGCTTTCAAACTTAACAATTTTCTTAGCAGATAAGGTAACAGCTTTCCAATCTTGATGTTCCATAATTTACTTTTATATAATATTTAATTTAATATAATATATAAAACTATTCAATTTTTTTAATATTATTATATAATATAATATATATAGTATATACTATAATATAATATATGTATTTAAATTTTGGAAAATATTTATATACTATAATTTATGTGTTAATAGCCCTAATACTTGTTATGATGTTTTTAAGTTATTTTAATATAAATTTAAATCAAAGTAATAGTGCTGATGCTAATATAAAATTAACCCGTGCGGCTGTTTTTGAAGGTTATAAACATAATGCAAATAATGCTAATGTTAATAGTGATAGTAATACTGATGCTATTGTAGCTTTAAATAGTATATTATAAATATATTAATTATAATTTAAAATTAATTTAAAATTAATTAAAAAATAATTAAAAATAATTAAAAATAATTAAAAATAATTAAAAATTATAAAAATAATTAAAATTAATTAAAAATAATTAAAAATTATAAAAATAATTATTAAAATTGAAATTTTATATAAATATAAAATCTTTATATAAAACATATAATATAACATATGATTATTCCTGTAAAATGTTTTACATGTGGAAAAGTTTTAGCAGATAAATATCGTTACTACCAGAGAGAAGTTCAAAAGCGAAAAATTGATAAATCTATGGAAGTAAATAAAGTATTATATTTAACAAAAGAGTTTATGGATAAAACCCCGGAAGGTGAGGTTTTAGATCTTTTACAATTAAAAAAAAGTTGTTGCAGGCGTCATATGATTACTCATGTTGATATTGAATAAATAGATTGGCTTAGCATCACTTAATTGCTTTTTCTTATTTTCTTATTTTTCTTTTCTTCTCTTTTTCTCTCTTTTCTTTCTCTCTTGTTCTCTTTTTCTCTTTTTCTATTTTATTTAATTTTATTTTTATTTTATTATATTTATAGTTTATATAGTATATTATAAATTATGAATAAATACACAAAAAAAAGACGTAAGAAACATATTAAACAAGATAAAAAGAAACGTAGTCATAATATAACTAAGAGAGCGTCTAATTTTAAAATAAATAGAAAAATAGAGGCTAGATTTAAAAACTTAGACATTAAGACAATAAAAGAATTGCGTAATAAATTTGAAAAAGAGAGATTGTTATCAAAGAGTAAATATATAGTAAATAGAGAACAAATCGGATGTTCTAATAAACAAAATACCATGTCTGGAGGCAGTGTTGCACTAAATGATGTTTTGCAGAAAATTCAAGATTTTGGTACAAGTACATATAATGGTGTATATGGATATCCTGAAGTTGCAAGCCAAGATCCAACAGATCAACCTTATTTAGGAAATAATTTGACAATATAATAATATTTGACTTTATAATAAATGTTATATTATTAAATATTAAATTTTAAATAATAAATTAATATTTAATATTTAATATATTTTTTTGTTGCTATAAATTATAGTATGGCATATTTAAATAAATTTGCAAAGGATTTTAAAACTTTATGTACTCCAGCTTTTATTTATTTATTTATATCTGTATTGATTTTTACAGTAATAGCAATTCAAAATTTTGGCAATACAACAAAATATTGCTTAGGGTATTATGAATGTGAATTACCAAATACATTTATGGTGTTTGTGTTTAAAGCTATATATATATTATTTTGGACTTTTATATTGAATTCGCTATGTAAGGCAGGATATAGAGAGATTTCATGGTTTTTAGTATTATTACCGTTAATATTATTATTTGTCATATTAGGTTTAATAATTATAACTTATTCGACACAGCCTCTCTTATTATAGGCCACACATTTATTTATTTAACTTATAATTTATAAAAAGTTAAATAAATACTAAATGCTAAATGCTAAATACAATATGCTATATGTTACATGTTATTATTGATTATTAATAAATATAGTTTTCATATTTCCACTTTTTTCAACATTTGCTTTTTCATCTTGTGCAGGTGATGTGGTTGTTATATTTTCTAATACAGGTTCTTTTTCTATAGGTGGGGCTACATTAGATTGTGTTTGCTCTTGCTTCTCATTATTCAAATTCTCTATTCCTAACTCATCATTATTTACTACATCGCCTATTTTAATAGGCTCTCTATCTTCGTCTTCGCCGTCGTAGTCATCTAAATCTTGGTATCTGCTAAATTCGTCTTCGGCGCGTTTTATGGAATCTATAGTTACTTGACTTAATCCATCATTATCATCTTCGCCTTCACCTTCACCTTCTCCTTCACCTTTGCTATCGCTTATAATAGGTCCATTTTTGTCCAAATCAATCATTCCGGGTGCAGCTTCTTGCGCAATTATTTGTCTTGTGGTTTTAGGTTTAGCTTGCGTCTTTTTGCCATCATATTTTTTATTATAGTCTTGCTCTTCTTTTAATGATAATTTTGCCAATGTTAAATTTTGGATTGTTTTAGCATAATTCATGGATGTTAATTGATCTATATTGTCTTCCGTAATAATGCGCATTTGAATATTCATTACCTGCAACTCTTGTATTAATAGTTTAAAACTATAAGGAACACGAACAATACTAAACGACTTGCCATATTTGGAAATGACTTCCAAATTCATAGTATTTTCGAAATTTTCAGAAAATTTGAGAGGTCCATCTGAAAAGGGGCTAATAAATATATTCTTGGTCTCATTATATATAGCAATTGTCCCGCTAGTGTTACATATTGCCACATAATAATCATCTCCGCGATCCAACATAGACTCCTTTAAAAATGATGTTGCCCCATGAGCAATAATACCATCACGCTCCATTTCACCAATACGCAAACCACCATCATTTGCGCGCCCTTGAACTGTTTGGCGTGTTACCATTGTTCTTGGTCCTTGAGCGCGATAATTTATTTTGTCTTTTACCATGTGTTTAAGGCGCATATAATAGCAAGGTCCAGTAAAAAATTCCATTTCTAATTGCTCACCCGTTTCACCGCTATACATTAATTCGTTGCCCGTTGAGCTATAACCTATATTTCTCAATAAAGAGCCAAATATTTCATGCTTTGATCCTTTATTAACAAACGCAGTACAGTCGCCAAACCCACCATAATACGCACATGCTTTTCCCATTAATGTTTCTACAAGTTGGCCTATAGTCATGCGACTAGGAAGAGCATGCGGATTAATTATTATATCGGGTCGTATTCCTTCGGCATTAAAAGGCATGTTTTCCTCAGGAATAATTAGCCCAACAGTCCCCTTTTGACCACAACGGCTACAAAATTTATCTCCTTGAGCAGGTAATCGCTCTTCCCTAATTCTAATTTTTGCTATTCTAAATCCTTCTTCGCCTTCAGTTATAAACGCTTTATCTACATAGCCTAATTGGCCTTTTTTAGGACTTATTGATGCATCGCTAAATGTATCAGGATTACTTATATTTGTTGTAACCTTGCCAATAACAATTATTTTGTCATCTAAAGGAGTATTTTCTCGTATTAATCCGTTGTCGTCTAACTGTGAATAATCATAACCTGGTCTTTTATTTATAACATTTTTAGTTTCAATATTGACAAAACGAGAGTCTATATTTGACCCGGCAACTTTAGTGCTTTCTTCGCGCGCCTCATACATATTAAAATATGTTGTATTAAACATACCGCGATTAATTGACCCTTCGTTAAATAATATCGAATCTTCAACATTATACCCTCCATAACTTCCAATTGCTACAATCGCGTTTATTCCATAAGTGTGCTCTTCATTATAAATGTATTTTAAATAACGGCTTTTTACTAATGGTATTTGACCATTATTTAGCACAACTCCCATTTTGTCAATTCTATTTTGATAATTTGTATTGTATAAACTTACGCCTTGCTTACTCTGCCCACATGAAAAAAGGTCTCGTGGTAGCTGATTATTTTCAGGAAATACAATTTGATTTCCCATAATACCCAATAATAGCGATGGATGAAGTTCGCAATGACTTGTAAATTTAGTGATTTGCTCACTATATGTCGCTATTAAAGTGGTTTCGCTTTCGGCTGTGTCTAAATAATCAATAATACCGGCTTTTTCCATTAACTTGTCTAACGCGTTTTCTATGCTTATTACGTTTGGTCGATCATATAAATCACCTAAGTTAAAAAACACATTATTAGAGCGAATAACATCAGACGCAGTAAACGTGTTTTCCTTTTTTTCCGAATCATAGGTTTTGAATTTATTAAATCCAATTAATAGCTCATTATAAGTAAAGTCGTTAGATAGTAATTTATTATATATAAACTCATTTTCATAACATGGTTTATTGCTATTGCTATTGCTATTTAAATAAAATACTGGTCTAGTTAATCTACCCGAGTCGCTATAAATATAAATGCTATCTTCCTTAATTGCCCAACTAATGCTTGTATAAATTGGTATTAATCCAATACGCCTATATTTTTTCAACAAATCTATGACTTCTAGCGGCTTTGTGACAATACCGACCCACGCACCATTTACAAATACTTTTGTTGCGTGAGCTATGTATTCAATAATACATTCGCTCAATAATTCCATAAAAAACACGGTTCTCAATAACTCAATAATTGCTTTGCCTGAGTATCCGCTAGTTATTAAACAACCTAATGACATGTGTTTATGTAGGCCTACATTTCCACCATCGGGCGTATCAACCGGGTCTATTATTCCCCATTGAGATGAATGCAATAGACGCGGACCGATTACTTTTGCGCTCGAATCGAGAGGTAAATTAACTTTTCGTAAATGTGATAAAAAAGAATTATACGATAATCGATTTAAATCTTGGACAACTTCCGGACGTTTTGTATGCGCTTCTGATCCCCAATTTCCTTTAAATGCTTTTCTAAATCCATTTTCCAGAATACGCTCTTTAAAATATTCTAAATAATTATTTTCAATTAAGCTAATAAAATCTTTCTGATAAATGCCTTGTTTATAGTAATATTCTTTGTCTATTTTCTGAAATATGTGTTTTTGTTGTAATGAATAATATTCTTTAAATAAATCATAAATAAGGGTTCCTGCCAATTCAACTCGTTTGTATTTAAAGGAGTCGCGATCGGTAGGCTTCTTATCGTTTTTATAAACTTGCAACACTTCTTTCACCATATGACCAATAAAAAAGGCTTTATCGGTAAAATTGGTTTCGCCAATATGCGGCAATAAATAATCCATTAATATTTCCAAAATATGGGGCAGCGTTTTTCCCTTTGTAAGTGTTGCTAAATATTTCAGGGCCACTTCCTGATTAAAAATGTTTCCTGCATCATGTATGGACGGAATAAATAGCGAAATATAATTTTCATATTTTTCTAAATCTAATAGGCACATCTTAATTATTTCTTTATCGCTTGCTATTCCTAATGCTCTCATTAGTATAAATAATGGCACAGGCTTGCGGACATTTGGAATATTGACTACTATTTGATTATTGCTATGTTTTGTGTCGGGTCGCGTTATTCTTATACTTAACGTTCTAATTGGTTTTGATGCATCTTCTGAAACTGACCTGATTTCTGCTGAATGACTATACAAGTCATTAAAATCCGACTTAATATATAACATATTGTCAGCAAATTTTTCTTGACTTATGAGGACTTTCTCTTTACCGTCAATAATAAAATACCCCCCTTTGTCATTTCTGCACTCGCCCATGTTAAACTTGGCAATTTTATCTAATTTATTTAAAACACATAAATCCGAATTCAACATAATTGGAAATTTTCCTAAATAAATTTTTTCTAATAATGATCTGGTTTCTCCATATGTTCCGTCTTCATTCATAATATAATAAACT